TCTCTTCTTCTACTACTGGAGCAGAAGGAACTGCACCACCATCGTCTGACTTTTCAACAACAGTATCTGCTGGTGCTTCCTCAACGACTGCAGGAGTTTCTACTTCTGCTGGCTGTGCCTCTGGAGTAATTTCAACATTTTCAACTGCAGCATCTAATGCTGCTTCTGTTGCTTCTGTCATTTTATTTACCTCCTTGGTAATCTTAATTGTACTAATGCCTTTAGCACTATCAACTAAGAACTTTATCATATTTGCTTTTTCGTTATCATTCTTTTCTACAAAACCAATGTTTTCCATGTTCTTGCCACTGATTGGGCTTGATTCTGTTTCTGAGTCAGAAACTAATACAATCCCGTTTTCAGAATCGTAAAAAACATTTTCAATAACAGTGTCTGCAGATGTTCCAGTTACAACATTCTGACCATTTACTTTTTCAACAGAAATGATGCTTGCAAATTGATTTGCTGGGCTATCAACTAATGACAACTCATAAAGGTCATAATCTTTAATAATGCGAATTGACTTATCTAACTCTGCATTATAAGCATCGTCCCAAACCTTAATATTGCCACCAATAGAAAAACCACTATATGTGCCATCTAGGACTTTCTCCCAGGCATCTTGTGCACCCTTTGAAACATAAGCAGATACATAAACTCCGTTATAAAACTTTTTTGAATTTGGGTCAAAATAGCGATCTTCTTTAAATGAGATCATTCTGCCTACTGCTGATGGCTGGTGCATTTCTCTTAAATTACCCTTGAAATTTTTAAATGCCTGAACACTTGCCTCTGCTGTAACAATGTCATCTTGCTTATCAATATTGTCAAGAGATGCAAACCCAGAAACCATACGGCGTTCTACGTCTACCTTACCAATAGGCATTGACAGACGTAGGCTATCTTTGTCTGTTGTCCAATTTGCCTTATTTATTATCATATCAGAGTCCATTATACCAAATGTTTTATTAGATTTCTCAATTACTGAGATGATCTACCCTCACCCGCAGGATTGCGTCCAGCAACTGTACTTGGGGAGTCAGAGTTGTTGTTTGTTCTTTCTGTATCTCTTTCTCTGTTACCAGCAGTGTTTGCTCTAGCATCAGTTGCCTGCCTTGGAGTCATAACAAAAGGATCGTCGCCATCTTTGCGTTGTGGCAAATCAAGAGCCTGACGAGCCTCATTTGGCATCATAATCTGAGTCTTAACAAGTCTTTCAAGAATCTGTGATTGAGCAATTTCATCTGTAAGAGTTAGTTCGTTAAACTTAAGTTCAAGGACATCTGTTTTTTCTCTAATAATCTTGTTAACAACCTTCTCTAAATGATGTTGTGCTGGTCTAGCAACCTGCTCTTTAAACGTACGATCTTGGGAGAGTGCTGCTGCCAAACCAGAATCTGAGCCACCAAGTTTAGAGATGGGTACTTGATGGGCAATTAGAATGTCGTCACGATTTTGTTTACGATACTCTTTAAAAGATCCTTCTTGAATACCGTTTTCAATTGGCTCCATCTTAAACTCAACCTTGTTCTGGTCTGTATCTCCAGGAAGTGGAATATAGAGGGTTCTGTGAGACTGCGACTTAAGACCAGTCTGTAAAAATCTAAACATTTTATCTTCTGCGTCTCCAGAAAGTTTTGCACCCTTTAGAGTAATAATGTATCGTGGCACAGCCTTGTTTTCAAAATAATCAATGTTATATCTTGACGCTAGTTGATCACCAATTAACGACGGCATTGCAGAAACAATATCTGGAATTCCATAATAAGTATTTAATGGAGAGTATGACTTTAGGTGAATAATTTCATTTGCACGGCTATCTGCTGTTACTGGGTTTGGATTGTTTGCACCAAAGTTTCTGAAGTAAACAACAGCCTGACCAATAATTTGAAGGTAGCCATCATTGAGTCTACGAACACGAACAGTTGTGGCTGGTATATGACCAATGTACCCGATGTCGCCTTTAAGTGTTCTACCTACTTCAATAAACCCGTTACCTGTTGCTTCAACATCTGTATAAACCTTTTCCATAATTTTTGTAAAAGAGTCGTCATCATTTAGATTTTCTAGCCAATCACGAAGTTCAATCTTTGCTCTTTCAATTCTGCTTCTTGCTCTACCAGTTGCGCCTTCATCTTCTGAAGTTTCTAGTCTTAGTGAAGTTCTATCTGTAACATCAAACCTATAGCCAAGACCTACAATGTTTTCTACCTTTGCATCAATCGCAGCATGGTTTGAAAAACATGTGTCATAAAAATTTGCTAGTTCATACATGTTGTACGGCGGAGTAATTACATCGAACAGACCGTATCCATTTCTGTATACAGTTCCAGGATTAAGAGCCTTTGATCCAGCATCATCTACTCCAGCGGGTACTGCATTTGCAGAGTCTAGATACGCTGCTGTTGGAGAAACTGCTTTGGTAATCTGCCTTACTATACGACGGCGAAAGTTTTGATCTAAACCCGTGTACTCTTTAAGTTCTTCCCAATTTTTATTAAATGGGTCATTTAATTTAAACTCATTTTCTTTTTCTTCTTGAGTATTTAGGCTTGCTCTAATATACTGGAAGTTATCGTCATTATCAGTCACTTTCGTACGCATCCCTTCCGTATGTCTTTAATGTTTTCTGTGCATCTGCGATTGCGCCCAGGTCATTTACGTTTGGAATTAACCCTTGAATCATTCTATCTTTTTGTTCTGAATATTCTTCTTCAGATATTCTTGTTAGTCCCGCAACAAAATGGGCTGTTCCTTCTCCATCATCACCATTAAATACTGCAGCCTTTTTAAGTTCTGCAATCTTTGAGATGTCACCTTTTTGAGCGGGAATGTTTAATACAGAACCACTTCCGTCAGTAAACCACTTTCCATTTGACTTCTTGTATACGTATAGACCCCAGTCATAATGCTTGTCAATGACCTTACGTCGTACATTTTCAACAATAGGCTTACCAGTTTTTGGGCTAAATAGAGAATCCATAACCACAAGTATAGCAGATTATACTGGTGCGCCTACCGATATCAACCAAGTAGTATCACTATAAACTCTCATCTTGTCAGCATCAAATATCATACCCTCTTCATCATCAATGATAATCTTATTAGTTCCCATGTAATTATTATAAACATCCTGGGCATTTACTCCATACAGTGATGAGGCTGATATAAACAAAACACCGTCCCAGGTGTAGTTATTTAGCCAAAACGACCAATCATACTCTGTTGCGCCATCTTCTTTGACTTTACTCCACGGCCTGCCAGTTTTTGACTGAACTTGCTGAAGATTATTGGCTTGGTAATATGAAACATTATTAAATATTGCTGGACTATTTAAGTTTATAGATCCTAAAAATAAATCAAGATTTAGTGCTGTTGAAAAGTTCATTCCTAATACAGCCCACTCTTTTATTGTTAGGGTTGGCTCACGAACAATATTTCCATTTAACAAATAGGATATTCCATTAAAGTCAGAATTATCGCTTTTATTTTTTGCATAAATTCTTCCTCTTTGACCAAGTTCATCATTAGCAACTATGTAAAAAACAATGGTGTCAACTTTGTATTTTATCTCAAATAAACTTATTGGGGTTGCAGGAAAAGACTCTTGGTCGTATCTAATCCAAGATTGAAAAGCACTTAATCTGTAGTTTTCTGCAACAGATTGATTGATTGGCATAGATATGCCTCGGTCAAAATTAGAATCAAAATCTCCACGAACTTGAATACCAGATGTTTTGTTTACATAAAGATATGGGGTACTTCCCTTATAAATGCTAAATGGGTTTTTTGATTTATAATCATAATAGATTCCAGATCGTTTATATGGAAATAGATCAATTCCAAACCTTGTGCCAATTGGATTAAACGAGTTATCATTAAGGGCCTGAGATGCAATTTCTAATTTTTTAATAAGAACTGGTTTTGTCAAAATTCCACGAATATTAAACTCTAAACTATAAACAATTGCTAAATCATTAAAATCAATATCTTTTCTTGGATAGATTAAGGTGTTGTCAACAATTTCAAATTTTGTTGTAGACCAAGAGGAGTAGTCTGAAACATCAATAACTGAGTTTTCTTTTGGAGAAACCGTAGTGGTAAAAGTGCTTGGCAAGGAGTTTGCTCCATCAACAATATATTGAAAAGTTACATAACTTTTAATAGAAGCATTTTCTGTGTTATATTCATAATACTTTAAAGAGTTTTGTGATAAATCTTGATAATTATTCCATCCCGTAAAAAGTGCGTTGTCTAATTGTGCATATGTTTTTTGTAATGGATTTGTGTATTCATTTGTTAACTCTTCATATGTCCAAGATCCTACAGTCTCTGATTCTAATAAGGTAGAAGGGGATGGATAGCCAAGGTTAAACTGCAAGAAGTCTAAATCATAAAATGAATTTCCTGCGGCATTTTCTATATACTGTCCAAAATAAGATAGAGGAAGATAGTCTTCCCAATAACCCGAAACACCAATATCTAAAAATAATTTATCATATGCAAAAGTTGGTAAAAGGGTATAACTTGCTGTGTGATTCAAAAGTGCTAGGGCATTTTCTGATGACTCAACACCGCTTCCTATGTAAGTATCAACAATAGCAATTCCATTATCTTCAAAGTATTGAGATATCGCATTTGCGTTTAGTGCTGTTGCAAACCCAACAGAAAAAATATACCCCTTAAAGGTTTTATCTCCTTCATTATCTCCACCAACATAAAGGCTCAGAGAATTTTGATTACCAAAGAAAGTTGCAACATTGCCACCCTTTTCAGCCACAAGACTTTCAATGTTAATTCCTGCTGCAAAAAGTTCTTGCAAACCGATATCGTCTGTTCTATAGACTTCTTCTGAAACTCCACCATATACCAAAGAATAAACAATTTCAAGACCATCTACAACGACCGTAAAGTAGTTTCCTGTACTTTGATTATAAATTTTAAATAACACTTGCTCTTCATCGTTGGTGCCACTGCCTTGGTTATTTATTTGAAATACACCATATAAAGATGCTACTTGATTATTTAATATATTAAAGTTTGGGAAATTAATATATGATCCTTGACTGTCCCAGGAGTTATTGGCATTTAAAGAAATAAAACGACTATCCGTGCCTAGGTTTCCGCTTGCAATATTGTCGTATAGAGTAGTTGAATCATCATATAAATCTTGAAGCGTTTTTGTTCCCGTAAAAATTGTTGGCAGGGTATATTGAGGAGTTGTCAGTGATGTTGCTGTTGTAGATAAGTTATCAAAACTACCCTGTTCCCATTGAGCAAAACTTGGGTAATTATAATTAGCCGTATAATCTGCAAATGGATAATCAATTACTGCAGAAGTTCCACTATAGGCAGAGTCAATAGTTTCTGATGAAGCAACGCCTTGGCCATAAACCCATCGTCGTTTTGCAAGAATGTCTGGCACCCTGTATGAGTAAATGGCTACACAGTCAATCTCAATTGGAGTTACGTCTTCGTATGCATAAAATCCAATCCAGTTTTCTTCACTTCCAGATGCTAGGATCATTGAGGAAGTTATAAAATCTAAAGATATAACCTGCTCTCCATTTATCATAACTGTTGCATTATCTTTAATTAGTGTTATGTGAATTAGCATTGGCCTAAACCATTCACCAACAAAGTGAGAACTAAAGTTTCCACCAATGAAAAGAGTTAAGAATCCACCTTCTACATATAAACCATCTTCGCTTCCAATTGGACCAAAAATTCTTTTTGGAGTATAACTATCTGAGTTAATTCTTGCCCAAAATTCAATAGTGTAGTTGTTATGCCTTCCCTCTTCGTGTAAAAATCCTTTTCCAGGAAAGATAACTGATGGGTCGTTTCCGTTTGGTATAAGTTTTGTAACACCAGATGCGCCAAAAACTAAAGGAATTCCAGTATTTTTTGCAACTAAAGAATTTTGATTAACAAGGTAGTATGCAGTATCTGATGAAATTCCATATGCTACTGCTGGAACAACCTCACTTGTTGTTGTCAAATCAATGGTTGCTGGAAAAGCCTCTGACTCTATTCCTAAAGACTTTACATTAAACTCTTCAGACCATTGTCCTAGGGTTATGCCATTAAAATAAAATTCATAATCTGCAGCAGTTGCACCACCAGAATTAGTTAGAATCTTTAGAACTATTCTTAAGTCTGTACTTTCATCAGGAATTTCAAATGTCTCAGAGACAAACCCCCAACCCTGAAACAGTGAGGTTTCAAATGTTTTAAATTCTTGGACTATTTCAGATGTTGTCGTATCTGTATACTCATATCCAATAGAGACAGATTCAAGATATGCGCTATTTGAATAAAAATGTGTTCCTATACAAAATGTTCCAAGTCCTGAATCTAAGTCTTCAAAATTTATGATATCTGGGCTTATTAATATTGCTTCATTTGTTGACCCTATTGGCACATTACATCTAATCTTTGTATTATAACTGGTTGAGAATGGCTCCCCTGCAAAAGAGGTGCCAGAGTAAGCCGTGCAATTTGTTGTAGACCAAAGGCCAAGGATGTTTCTTTGTGCCTCTGATATTAAACTTATGTAATCAAGTTTATCGTCTAGTGCCCAAAGAACCAGAGGGTGTTCACTAAAGATCTTCTCTGCATACAAATTGGATGGGTTAGACATATCTCTCCTATCCCCTTATTATAGCAGGATACGGCCTAATATAATTTAATCTCACAAGCATCTGTGCTGCAATATTTTTCAGATTCTGCATCTAAATTATCTTTGCCATCATAAATTGCAGACCAGTCAATCTTGCCAATTGTTCCAACGTAAGAGTTGTACTCTTCCCTGGTAATCTCTGTATAAGGCTGTTGAAGATAAGTTTTATTCCCCATTGGAAGAAATGAAACTGCTTTTAGTTGACCCTCATACATGTTTAGGGCTGGCGCAATAAATTTTGTTTCTTCTTCTTTGTCAAATGAAAGAGTAACGGAAACGCCATTGTCAGACCAATACTTTTGGGCTGTTGCTGCCAAACCAATCTTTTCAAATAAACTAACCTGCTTTTCAGAACGCTTGTGTCCTGATGCAACTGGGAAGT